TCTCCACCCTTAGTAAAGGCTTCGAGCATTTCTTGGTGCATGATGTGTGGGGCATATATATATGATGCTGAATATAGCTCTGTTATGCCCTTTTCACGGGCATTAGCACACCATCCAAGGTCTTCTCCTTGTGAATGAAAAACGTAATCAACTTTATTATATGTGTCTTTTGACATCATTTTTGCAGCCATAATAATATCTGACTTGAAATAACTTCCAAGTGGATAGTTTCTAGCTCTGTTGGCCTTATCACCTGATTTGTCCAACCATGTCATAACACTTGGAAAATCTATTCCAATTGGCGTCATGAACATCAATGGGCTAACTGCGTCTGCCCCATCTTTGATGTGGCTTATTAACAATTCTATAGTTGACGTATTATGAATAATAATATCTGAATCTAGACTAAAGAAATAATCTGGTTGATATTTTCTTACTTCACCCAAAAGAGTGTTTCTTAAACTGACCATATTGTGATACTTAGACATTGTCCACTGTCTAGACTTGGGATCATGCTCATGGTGAGCGAGATCATCCTTGACTACAATGTCAACAAATCCAATTGAATTTTTTGAAACTTCTTTCCATCTATTAATCATGGAAATAGTTCCTTGATCGGAAGAAGATACAACAAAAATAAAACCTACATCCTTAAGAGGGACTGACTGTCTTTCAATAGCCATTGCCCAATATGGAAAAATCCATTCTCTTTTATATATAGGACAACCTATAATTAGTTTCATTTTTCTTCAGTTGTTTTTGTTTCTTTTTTGGCAACTGGTTTAGCCACTGGCAAAACTTCTTCTTCTGCAGCTTCTGCAACTTGAACTTGCTTTTGCAACTTAGGCTCCTCAACAGCAACTGGTGTTGGTGCTGATTCTTCTTCTTCTAATTCTAATTCATCTTCAAGAGCATTAAAGATGTCCATGATTCCGTTGATCACGTCAACAAGAATCGTAAGAGCCATACGACTCTGACCATTGCCTACTGCAATTTCAAAACCTTTTACTGCGTCATCTTCTCTAAGGTATTGCTTAGAAGTGTCTGATGTTATAATGAACGGCATTATTCCTCACTCTGAATCGTTAAGTTTGATTCTTCTATCTTAACATCATATTGCTCTTGGAGCAAGTTCTCAACAGTATTAATCCAATCAGGATCTGATCTTTTTATATTTGGAGAAGTCTTTCTTCCATTTTGATTTTGTGGTCTAATAACATTGCCAACACCTTTTCTTTTTGAGGGTGTATTTCTAGAACCTTTTTTAGCTGGCTCTTGTTTATCGCCTGCAGCTCCATTAGCGGGAGGATTAGCTGCAGCTTGTGCATCTATCATATCCTTTTGTTGATCTACCTGAATTGCGCTAAATAGATCATCCATGTTAGCTTCAGGATCTATTCCTATTTCAGTTCTTGCTTCAGTTAAAGTAATTAATGAACTAACATATTTTTGAATGATATGTGTTTCTTTCTTTACCTGAGTATCGGTATCTATTTCATTGAACTTAAAGTAGCATCTGTCAGACATCGATGATTCCATAGGATTTTCAATTGGATCAAATCCACCTTCAAATAAAAGTTCATTGAATATGTGTAATCTAACCATCTCGGCAAATTGCTTTTGGAATTGCTTGATCTTGTCATAAAGCGATGTATCTAATCTTTCTGACATAGATCTATTTCCACCATTCATGGTCATGCCAAGGTGATGCGGAGCAACGCCTAAACCAACAGACACTCTTTCTTTAAAGTGTTGCAAATAGTTAGTTGCATCAAGGCCTTCTTTGCCAACTCCAATTACATCGACATCGTGTCTGTACGGAAGAATCAATCCACCTTCAGATCTTAAGTTTTCTATTTCTGAAGCGGCTTTTTCTATTTCATCTGGCTCTGCTGGTTGATCAGCTGTTCCAATAATGTATTTGTATAAAGGAAATAACTCTCTGTGAACAAGATTTTGAATATCTTCTTCCATCTGTCTTAAGGCAACTACGTCATCCATTACGTTAGACAAGTATGGCGTACCAAAAGCTCTGCCTGGTTTTCTGTCAAAGAATAAATGTATTACTCTGTCAGCTGACCAAACTGGGTCTCGATCAGTAGGAGCATAAGTCAATGGATCTGTTCTTTGCAAATAGGTCTTAGGTCTATTATGCTTATCTCTCATAATTCTTACTTGCTCAGTAGGAATTAAATAATAACCAACTATTGGCTGAGTAGAACTTACTGGAGTAAGATTTCTTGGAAAATAATCATTCAAGTCTCCTCTTGCTTTTACGGCAAAGACATTTGAAAACTTGATCAACTGATCTGACATTTCAATAAGGAGATCCAAGAATGGTCTCTTCATTGCCATCTCCATGTAATCTATTCTTTGGTACAGATAAGAAACAGCTTCTTGATTTTCTCCAACTATTTTCCAGCCTTCTTTCCAAAATAGATCTTTATATTTTGAAACAGCTTGTTTGACATATGAGTCAGTATCTACTGCTTGAAGGATTCTTTCAAAGTCATAAGGAGATGGTTCAAAATTACTTCTACCTGCGTAGTAGTAATTTGTTCCTTGATATCCAAGAGCCAATGAGGCTACCTTGAATATTTTGCTTATTGACTTTGAGTCTTCTGGATTTACCTTTTTAGCAACAAAGTCCCCTGCGGACTCGTCATTGCGTACAGGAAAATATTTTTTAATAGCCATTCTTTAGCCGCCTAAATACGAGGGAATACTAAGATATAGTAAACCTTTATATTAATTTAATTAGCTTCTTGGTTTAAATTGCTAAGAGTCTTCTGCAAAATAATGGTTTTTACCCACTCGAGCCAAAAAACTGTATCTGATTCAGGGAAATCGCTCTTGTATGCTACGTTGGCTTCTGAAAGAGTAATTTCAATTTTAAATTCTTTTTTAGCCTCTGGCGCTACTGCTACTTCTTCACTCATGTGATAATTATCCTTTTGTTTTAGGTTTTGATACTAAGTATTATTACAGCTAGTATAGCAGCTGTTTTTGCTGCCTTTCATGTAAAATAAGTTATTTTTTTTAAAAATGTATCATTCGTTTTCTAGTGGCGAAGAAAAATTTTCTCCATTAAAGATCCATCCAGAAACAACAACATCTTTTTGATCTTCTACAAGTTTTATGACTTTTGGATCAGAGGACAAAGCTGCTACCCATTGAGCTAAATTATTTTTGTTCATTGGTATTACCGCAGCAACTTCATCGTCTACAATAAAAGCAAAATATTCATAGTCTTCTTTTTTTGGGGCGGCCATTATATTCTCCTATTTTAAACAACAATTATACCACAACATTCGCAGTTTGGACCATCACAGAAAGTGTTCGTTGAACAGTCAGCGTATGTTGTTGTGTAACTTAAGCATGGCCCGCAACCACAGCAACTTCCATTCATAACTGTTCCAGTAGTACATGTAGCCGGTGGAGGGTCTGTTGTGCCACCACCACCACCACCAGCACCACCGCCACTACCTCCACCGCTGCTAGATCCTCCACCTATGGTTAAAGCATACTGAGTTCCATTTATAACTATATATGGGGCTCCTGATATCAGTCTAAATTCAAATTTATCGGTTTCAGAAAATTGATAACTAATACCATCTGGTTGGACAGAAAGAGCAAAGTCAGGGCCACTACCCGCTCTAGCCCACTTTGCGTAATAAGCATTATACTCTCCAACTGCAACATATCCTGGAGACACTCCGGCATCAACATAAATTCCACCTGTCGGACCACCAGTTTCTACTGATGCTGGACCTCTACCAGGACCTATGGCCATTGAGCCGTTATAACCTGCTCCAGATATAAGATTGCTGCCACTAATATCCCAACCAGCTATCTTGCCAGAAGTAGCTTGAATGGATCCCTTTACGCTAAAAGACTCACTTCCATCCCAGTAAATAAAATTGTCTACATTACCAACTCTAAATTCTGATGTAGAAATTGTATTGCCGGCAGTGTCACTCTTCCAACGGTTATTAGCATCAATGTATACTGAACCTGCTTTTAATGTTCCTCTAATTGAAGCTGTTGAAAACTCTGCTCTTCCGTCACCGCTGATTACCCATCCAGTTGTTCCAGAAGTCCAAACGCCAGTATTATTATTATAGGCACCGTTATAGTTAGATGATCTTATGATCGCCATGTTTGCTGGAGCCACAATGTTTGACTGAGCACCTTGTTGTTTCAAAATTATTTCATGTGCGCCAATTGTTCCAGCTGTAATTTTTGCAGCTGTTAAATTTATAATATGAGAACCTTGAATCATATCTGTAGCCGTTGAAGCTTTAAGACCAGAGCTTGGAGTCCAACCACTTTCGTTGCCGGAAGTGTCAATGGTCTTTACTCGCCCATAATAAATAACATCAGTTTGTGCTGTATCAGGATTAGCTGCGTTGCTATTGTCTGGAACGTCTATTGAAAATACAGTTGCCGTTGCTATACCTGAGGAAATGAGTGTTGTACCAAGTGCATCTGAATAAAGCTCATACTTATAACCATTAACGTCTAGCTCTACCGTTGGCTCAAATTGAAACATGACAGATTTATAATTTCCATAAATATAAAATGTATTTATATCTATTGCACCTGGAATAGTTTGATCTTTTGGAGTATGAATCCTGATAGACTCATAAGGATCATCTATTGCGGATATTTCAGTATTCTTAACCCTTAGGGTTACAAGATAATCTTGATCAGGTTTTAGGCCTGTTATTGTTTTAACTATTTTTGCCATTATTTCACACTACCCGTTGTTTTAAAGGATATGCTTGGGTTAATTTCTTCTTGATCTATTTCTAATAAATAGTTCTTGGAAAAAGAATAACTTTCTATTTTTATGTCATTACCCTTAGAGCTTGTATTCTTGTTTGATTTTAATTCAATTTCAAAAGTAAATTCTCCGTATATTTCATCATATGTTGAAAACATGTTTAAATCTTCAATACTAAAGGTGTATATCAATTGATTTTCCTGAGTTGCTGATGCGTACAAATCTAATTCTATATTTTCCTTTACGATACTTTGACCAGCACCATTAGCTGAAGTCTTAACTATTTTTAAAGTTGCAATTCCAGAACTTGGACTTTTTTCTCCGTATATTTTTAAGTCTGGACCAGAAAAAGTTCCCATCAACTTTGAACCAGGAGTTGAACTTTTTTTATTATTCCAAATTCCAACATCACCTAAATAACTTATATTTGCAATTCTTGTGTTTAAAGAGTCTCCAGTGACTACTGTTGAATAAAAATTTATACTGTTAGCTGATCCTTGACTTTGACTTGCTATAAAATTTGCTCCACCTGGGTTAGTGGTTGAAACATAACTATTACCAGATAATGTTAAATATTGTATATCGTCTTTGTGATAATAAATATAATAATTACCTAATGGCCTTTCGCTTGCGCCAACAGCTGTAACTGATTTGAGCCATAAATTGTTTTTATAGCCAGGTAATAAAGGCGTACCAACTAATAAACTTTGAGTAACCGTATACGTAGTATCAGTTTCATAAACTACAACGTAAGAATCTGAATCAGCTTTATTCTTGATGAGGCCATCTTCAAAATAATAATATCTATTCAAATCTAGATCACTAAGATTAACTTGTATCCAATCTCCAACTTTTAAATACTCATTTAAGTATGGAAATATTATCCTCCTTCTTACAGGAGGAGTTATTGTTGCTGAAGATTTTGTATAAGTAAACCAAGTCATATTTATACCTCATTATACAATATTTCAAACTCATATGAGTTTAATTTATCATCTTCTATTTCTACTTCAAATGTGGCATCAAAAATTACACCGCCACCAGTTAAAACACTTTGGGTTAAATTAGTCAAAGTTAAATTGCTATAAGGACTAGTTAGAGCTGCATTGTAATAATCATCTCTAGCAGATGAGTAATCTATAAAAGATGCGCTAATTGGCATTGACCCATCTATTCCAGAATGGGAATGGTTTGATACATTTACTCCACCGATCTTTACGCCTTCGGCTACATCAATGTCTCCAGTAATTATGCCACCATCCCTTCTTAGATACTGCGGATGAGCGTCTCCTTCTAAATCGTCCAAGTCACCGTGCGATGATCTTAAGCCCATTCTTTTTTCTGAATCAATAGGAATGTCAAAGAATATTTGTTTATACTTTTGTAATTCTTCTGTTTCTACAGTAACAAGAACCTTTATTCTTTGTGCGGCCAAAGACTCTAACTG